AAAATACAGAAACAAAGAATATTTAGATAATTTATATAACCTGACCCCAAAGGAGAAACAACATGGAATTATCGTTAATTAGGAGTTTGATGGACAAACCTTTCTATGATGAGCATAGAGGTGCTAGATGTCCTGATAGACTTTTCAGTAAAGACGTAAGAAAAATAAAACAAGCTATTGACAAAGCAATGTCAACATATGATAGGACAGTCACACCTGATGAAATAGAAGCCTTGTTTATATCAGGCAATCCATCAATGACTACTGCACAAAAACAAGCATATCTAAGTTTGTTTAATAAAATAAAAAAGGAGAATCCTCTTGGAGATGATGTCGCACAAGAAGTATTGTCTAAGTTATTTCAACAGGTTGTTGGCGAGGACATTGCTAATATTGGCTTTGACTATGTTAATGGTAGTAAGTCCTCTCTTGAACCCATTAGAAACATTCTTGAGGTATATGGCGAGGATTTTACACCTAATCTTAACATAGAATGGGATGATATGAGTTTGGAAACTTTAATATCTAAGAATAATCTAGAGGCTAAGTGGACATTTAATGTTTCTACATTAACTAGAAAAGTTGAGGGAGTTTCTGCAGGACACTTGATTGAGATAGGTGCTAGACCAAATACAGGTAAAACATCTTTCCATGCATCATTGGTTGCTAGTACAGGTGGCTTTGCCCATCAAGGTGCTAAGTGTGTCGTGTTATGTAACGAAGAATCAGCACATAGAGTTGGTGCAAGATATCTAACATCAGCTACAGGTATGACAATGCATGAGATAAAAGCTAATCCTGATAAAGCTAGAGATAAATATGAGATAGTTAAGAAAAATATATTTATTAAAGATGCATCAGGTCGTGACATGGCATGGGTTGAGAGTGTTTGTAAGTCTTATAAGCCTGATATAGTTATACTAGACATGGGAGATAAGTTTGCTAGGTCAGGTGGGTTTGCTAGGACAGATGAAGCATTGAAAGCTAATGCCATTCATGCTCGACAGATAGCAAAGCTACACGACTGTGCTATATTTTATATGTCACAACTGTCAGCAGATGCAGAGGGCAAGATATATTTGAATCAGGCTATGATGGAAGGCAGTAGAACAGGCAAGGCTGCAGAAGCTGATTTAATGCTATTAATAGCTAAAGATGCAGTTAAAAATCCTGATGAAGATGAAGAAGGTCCTGCTAGGCATTTGAATGTTGTTAAGAATAAATTATCAGGTTGGCATGGTAAAGTTATCTCTCAATTAGATTACTTAACTGCGAGGTACGAATGAAACTAACACTTGATGTAGAGAACACAACAACCAAGAGAGATGGTAAGTTACATCTTGACCCATTTGAGCCTGACAATAAGTTAGTTATGGTAGGTTGCCTAGAAGATAATGGTGCAATGCACTTGTTTAATACAGATAGAGATGCAGATTCCTTTGATGCTATACAAAAGGTATTAGACAGGGCAACTATATTGATAGGACATAACATAGTCTATGATTTAATGTGGTTGTGGGAATCAGGATTTAAGTATGATGGTGCTATCTTCTGTACAATGCTTACTGAATATATTTTACAAAGAGGTATCAAGCAACCTTTACATTTAAAAGATTGTGCTGAAAGATATGACCTGCCAACTAAAAAGCAAGATACTTTGAAAGACTATTTTGCTAAAGGCTATGCTACTGACGAGATACCTAGAGATGAATTAACAGAGTATCTTGTAGCAGATTTAAAAGCCACACAACAATTAAGTCAAAGACAATACATTAGACTTAACAAAATAGATGATGCAGTATTGATGGATACAGTTATACTAACAAACCAAGTGGCAGTAGCATTGGCAAAGATATATCAAAGAGGATTCAAAGTTGATGTTGATACATTAGATAATGTTAAGACAGAGTTTCAGAATGAGAAGATTGCCATTGAGAACAGGTTGAAAGAACAAGTTATACAACTAATGGGAGATACACCTATTAATTTAAGCAGTCCTGAACAGATGTCTTGGGTTATTTATAGCAGAAAGCCTAAAGATAAAGTCATGTGGGCAAATGCCTTTACACCTTATATGCCTGATAAGGATTACAAGAAAACTGTTAAAAACAATTCAGATATAGTTTATAAAACAAAAGCACAAAGATGCCAAACTTGTCTTGGTACAGGTAAAATAAGAAAGGTTAGAAAGAATGGTATACCCTATGCTAATACTAATAATTGTAGTGATTGCAACTCTAATGGATATCACTTCAAATCTACCCCTGCAATAGCAGGACTAAAGTTTACACCACCCAATGCTAAATGGGTTAGTTCAAATGGATTTACTGTCAATAAAACAAACTTAGTTATACTACAGAACATAGCTAAGAAAAATAAATTAACTAATGCTTTACAATTCTTAGAAGACTTGCAGAGATTATCAGCACTAGAAACATACCTGTCATCCTTTGTTGATGGCATAACAACACACATAAAACCTGATGGCAAACTTCATGTCAGGTTACTACAACACAGAACTTCTACAGGAAGATTTAGTGGTGCTGACCCTAATATGCAGAATATGCCTAGAGGTGGTACATTTCCTGTTAAGAAAGTATTTGTATCACGTTGGGATGGTGGACAAATATTAGAAGCTGACTTTGCCCAACTTGAGTTTAGAGTATCAGCATTCCTATCACAAGATGAAACTGCAATGAAGGAGATAGAAGATGGATTTGATGTGCATAGCTATACTGCTAGTGTTATTAGTGATGCAGGGGAAGAAACTTCTCGCCAAGAAGCGAAAGCACACACGTTTGCACCCCTCTACGGAGCAACAGGATTTGGCAGGACACCTGCTCAAGCTACATATTATAAACACTTCACAGAAAAGTACAAAGGGATTGCATTATGGCACTCCAAATTGGCTAAAGAAGCTATAAGTACAGGTAAAATAACAATACCATCAGGTAGACAATTCTCTTTCCCTGATGTAGAGAGGAAAGCATATGGTAGAGTATCACATTTTACACAGATAAAGAACTATCCTGTACAAAGTTTTGCTACTGCTGATATTGTTCCTCTTATACTACTTGAAATTGATAAAAAACTTACTAAATTAAAGTCATGTATTGTTAATACTGTGCATGATTCAATAGTTATAGATGTACATCCTGATGAAAAACAAGATGTTATACAAATATTGAGTAGTATTAACAGTAGTATGAAGAATATTATTGATAGTCAATTTAAAATTGATTTTAATGTGCCATTATTATTAGAGGCAAAAATAGGTAATAATTGGCTTGACACCAAAGATGTTTTGTGATATAACAATACAACTTTACTAAGGAGATAATCTATATGAACAATGAGATAACAACTATTGATACTAATAACTATGCAGTCATGGCAAAAGCTATGGGAATGGCAGGAGAATCTGCTTCTTCTGATGATAAACCTAAAACATTACCAAGATTTAGGATAAATCATACCCCAATCATGGGTACTGCTGAAGTTAATGGTAAAAAAGTTAATGTTGAAGTAGTTGAGGGTGGAACTTATAAGCTAGAGATACCTGATGAACAAATTATATATGCTACTTCAGCGAAGATTAGACCTTTTATACAAAGATTTATGTACAAAAGGTTTGTAAAGAATATGTCAGCAAAGGCAGGAGAGCCTATGGGGATATATCACAAGACCATAATGTCAGATAACTTGAATATTGATTTAAAAGATAATCAAGGTAACTATAATTGTGGTAAGCCTTCAGGTTTTATAAAAGACTTTAAGGCATTGCCTGTTGAAACACAGGATGTTATCAGACAAATCAAAAGAGTTCGTGTTATATTTGGCATGGTTGATTTGGTTGGTTCTGTTGATGATAAAGGCAATAAGGTTGAGAAGGAAGCTATACCTTTCATTTGGGAGATAGACAATAGAGATGCATTCAAAACTATGGGAGAGCCATTTAAAAAGTTCTCGCAAGTTAAAAGACTCCCTGTGCAACACTCTATTGCACTATCTACAGAAGAAAGAAAACTTCCTAATGGTAATTCTTTTTACTTACCTAATTACACTCTTGATTTACAAGATACAGTAGAAGTGTCTAAAGAAGACCAAGATACTTTTATTAATTTCATGGCTTGGATTGATAATTATAATACTTATATTTATAATGAATGGGATATGAAAACTAAGAAAGAGTTAAATAAGGATGACATGGAAACTGTTGACGAATTTATTGACGTTGATACAGAAGAAGTCTAGTGAAAAGTAACAATCCATTCGCAGTCCATAATATTAATTATCTGTCACCTAGTAGTATGAATACTTTCGTGGCAGATAAACCTTTGTGGATGATGCGATACCTTTTTGGCATCAAATCCTCTAGTGGTGCAGGTGCAGTAAGAGGTATTGCAGAAGAGTATGCTTTAGCTGAAAAGTACGAGAATGGTTTCTTTGATTTTAAAGCACTTGATTCTAAGTTTATATCCTTATGTTGTGAATTAAGTGTTGATTTAAATGATGGGAGAACATTGAAAGAGAAAGATGCTCTAAAAGGGTTTGGTAATGTCCTTGATGAAAACTTTAAGTATGATAATCTTGAAACGTATCAAGAGAAGATTGAAGTAGAAGTCGAGGACTTACCTGTACCTGTCATAGGATATGTAGATTTTTTATTTAAAGATAAGATAGTCGATTTAAAAACTACAAATAGAATGCCATCAAATCCTACTGAAGCACAGAAGAGACAGATGGCAGTCTACTCTATGGCATACCCAAAGAAAAGTGTAGATTTATTCTTTGCTAGTTCTAAGAATCATAAAATATTTACACTTAGTAGTTTAACTAAATACAAAAAGCAAATAAAAGATATTGCTTTTACTATACAGAGATTCTTGTCTCTTAGTGATGACAAGCATGAGTTGGCTTCTTTTGAATACCCTAACTTTGATAAGTGGGAATGGTCAGAAGACATGAAGAAAGAAGCTAAAAAAATATGGAGTATAAAATAGTGGATAAAAAAATAGAAGACTTAAAGAATGAGATAGAGCAGATGGAGAAGCAGTTAGCTGAAGCCAAGAAAGCCTATCGTGAAATGAGAACAAAGGGTTTGAGAGATGCTATGGAAGCTAAGAAGATGGCAGATGAAGCAGTCAAAGAAGAGATGAAAGCTCTTGGCTATCTGTCAACTGCCAATAACTTTAATTGGTATTGGAGAGACATTACATAGTGTTTGGTAGAGCACAACTAGAAAAGGGATACAGGGGTACTTTAGAGCATGGTATTGTAAAAGAGTTAAAGAAAAGACGAGCTAAGTTTGAGTACGAAACTCTAAAGATAAGGTGGGAAGAGATAATGTATCGTTCCTACACCCCTGATTTCATTTTAAGAAACGGAATAATTATAGAAGCTAAAGGCAGATTCCTTCCTAGAGAAAGAGTTAGGGCAATAGCTGTAAAAAAACAATTCCCTGATTTAGATATTAGATTTGTCTTTAGTAATAGTAAATCAAAAATATATAAAGGTAGTAATACAACTCTTGCCGATTGGTGCGATGAAAAAGGTTTTCTGTATCACGACAAGATTATACCTGTTAGTTGGATAAGAGAAAAAGGTAACACGAAACACCCTGCCATAATAGATATTAGACATAGAAGGCAGAGTGGCAATAAAAGATAAAATAAACCCTGAAGACTTTGTTATACAAGTAAAGCCTATGTTAAATCCTAGTGGTAGATGGACAGGAGAGGTTGATGTTTCTGTTATATCATCCACAGATAATCCTCTACTTGATGAAGATTATTATGGTGTATTAGAGTTTTGTAGAATGATATGTGCTAGTATTCCTTTGATGGAAAAGGATGAAGATTTGAGAGCAAAAGCTATGGACTTTTTAAGAAAAGAAGATGAAGCATATGACAAGAAAGATAAACCAAAGATAGTTGACAAGTATGATAATGTTATAGTAGTATCTTTTGATAAGGAAGACAAAAAATGTTAAGACATATGGAGTATATGAGAATGAGAGAGAAACAAGCTATGCAGCAGTCAGATAATGTAGAGATGCAGGACATGGTTAATCATCCTGCACATTATAATAAGACAGGGATAGAATGCATAGAAGCTATCAAGGCTATGTTAGGCAGTGGTTTCAAGTATTATTTGCAAGGTAATATTATGAAATACCTATGGAGATACAGGTATAAAGATGGTGTGCAAGACTTAAAGAAAGCACAATGGTATCTCACAGAGTTAATAGACGTAGTAGAGAATGATAAAAGTTAAAATGATGTTAACGCTAGAGGTTGACGAAGAGGAATACCCTGTTCCTTCTGATGGAGATGTTAGAGAAGACTTTGAGGAATATGTTAAAGAGTTGTTTTATGATATAGATGGAGTTAAAGTAAAACAAGTAAGATC